TTAATAGCAGAAACTTTCTTTTCTGACTCTAACAATGATTCTAATTCTTCTTTACTAATTTTTGACATTTTATTAAATTTATAGTTATATTACAAATATATTAATTATTCTCAAGTGTTTCTATTCTACTTTTTAAATCATTGATTAGTTGTTGTTGTTCTTGTATAGCTCCTACTAATAATGGCACTAACTTTGATTGGTCGATACCTTGATAATCTGGCAGTTCTCTTGTACCTATTACCTTTTCAGATACTAATACCTTTTCAGTCCATTCTTCTTTAGCCTCTGTTACAAGGACTTCTTCAGTATATGCTTCTTTGCCCTCTACAATTATGTTTCCTTCATCATCTAATTCTTCTTCAACAGCAGGATGCTCTATAGTTTCATAAACTGCTTCTTCAGCAGGATGAACAACATCTTCATAAACAGCAGGACTTATTTCGTATTCCTCATCTTGCATACCATCTTTTTCTCCTGTGATAGCTTCAGGCACTATTTCTTGTACTTCGTGAGCTAAGAACCCATCTACTGTTTTATCTGCATCTGATATGAAATTAAATCTACTTGGTTTTAATTGACTTACTCTATCTAAAGCACCAGTCATTTCTACTACATTTTCTTTTAATCTATAATCTGAAGATGTGTTATATGCAGTTGTAGAACCAGTTGTTGAGATTGAACCAACTTCACTACCATTTTTACCAAATCTTATTTGTTTTATAGTAGCAGTATCATCACGACATAAATTTATATAACCATTACCCATTTCAGAACTATTAAAATCTGCTAAAGTTCCTTGACCTGCTGCAGTTTGTATTCCCTTTAATAATTCCCCCGCAGATGTTATACGCATTCTTTCTGATACTGATGCAGAAGTCTTTCCTGTATAAAAAACTAAATCTGTTGCTGCTGCTGTATTTCTACATACTGCTGAAATTCTTGCTCTATCTCCTGTTTGTGATGTATCATTACTAACAAATGATAATCTACCAAATTCATCTCCATCAAATAATGCAGTTCTTAAATTACTTAAAGCTAATCTACCACCAACACTATCATTAAGTCCTATTGTTAATTGAGCAGATGGTGCACTACTTTCTGTGCCTATACAAACTTCCCCCCCAGATGTTATACGCATTCTTTCAGTTAAACTATTACCCCCAGTTGCTATTGCAAATGCACCTAATCCACTTGAATTACTTTCATTGATAAATCTTATTTCAGATTGACAGAATAAATTACTTTCACCTCTTTGTGCTCCAATACCTGCAAAATCTTCATCTCCACCTCCTAAATATAAAGATATTTTCCTACCGCTTGAATTACTTTCTGTACCAATACTTAATAAATGGCTAGGAGAACCAGTTCCAATTCCTACGTTTCCATTATTATCTAGAAACATCACATTTAATCCGTGTCTACCTATGTAAAAATCTCCTGCAATATTTGTTAATCCCCATTGTCTATTTGTATGAGTGGTATCTGCGGTATCAAACTGAATAGTAGTTCTATTTGAACCTGCTAAACCTATAAGCACTGCGTTAACACCATCAGATACGGTGCTGATTACTGTTGTGCCTACTACTTCCAAATTACCATCAGGTGAAGTCGTTCCTATTCCTACGTTTCCAGAACTGTCTATAATTAACCTATCTGCATTTGCACCAACATCAAATAAACTAAATGCATCACTACCAGATATTGCAAACCTGTAAGTTCCAATTCCTGTTCGTGTCATATCAATCATATCTGCACCTGATTGCTCAACAAATAATCTGCCTGTATTAACGTTCCCTCCAAAAGTTGCGTTTCCAGAACTGTCTATTGTTAATCTTTCTACATTATTAGTCCAGAACGCTAAAGGGTATGCACCATATTGTCTAACATCTGCCTGTCCAGTATCTTCAACTGAAATATACAAATCAGCATTTGTTAAACTTGCTAATGAATTATTAATTTCTAATGTTGCATCAGTTTTAGATATTCTTATGTTTCCTTCAAAAGTTGCGTTATCTGCAAAAGTTGCACCACTACTTTCTAAAGTCAAAGAAGGAACTCCTTCACCAAGTGTGAATAAGTGTGAACCCCAAGAATTATAACCAAATGTATCTCCATCGTGGTCAACACGAATAAAGTTTTTTACACCAGAACCATCTGAAAAGTCTAAAAACGCAGCCTCATCTGTAGCACTAGCTATTGTAACACCTCCATCATCTGGAGCAGTTATTACTAATTCGTGTTTACTATAAGAACTAGGATTTGCTGTATTAATACCAACAGAATCTTCTGAAGCATCTACAAATAAAGTATCTGTATCTACTATTAAATCACCTGTAAAAGTTGAATCTTTGTAAAAAGTTATAGTGTCAGGAATACCATCTCCTAATCTCATAAATTCAGAACCATCAACGACAAATTTTAATCTACCAGTTGTGTCTTCAGAAATATAACAATCACTTCCATTATCAAAAAATAATTTCTGTCCAGTATTAATCCATAAATCTTGTGTAAAAACTCCACTCCCTGTAACATAAACACCTGTACTTGTTGTTTCTAGTTTTTTTGAGTCATTATAATAAAGCTCTACATCCGAATTACTTGTAGCCCTTATCATACTTTCTCCAGTTCTGGAATTTAATTGAAAAAAGTTAGTTTCAATAAATATTCTACCTGAATCTATTATTGAAGCACCTTGTCCTGAAGCAGCAGTTGTACTCCATCTTAAATTAAAAGCATTAGAAGTACCAAAGTTTAATGCTTCATCGTCGTCTAAATTTATATTACCATTAAAAACTGCATCGCTGGTAACAGTAAAATCATCACTAAATGTTTTTTCTCCAGCAATAGATTGATTTCCAGTAGTCATTACTGCTCCTGCTGCCAACACATTAGCAGCATCTGTTACATCTGCTCCTGCTTCAATACCATCTAATTTTGTTCCGTCTGCTGCAACATCTCTACCATCAACTGTTCCTGAAAGTATTATATTTCCTTCAAATGTGGCATCTTGTGAAGTGTCTATTGTTAATGCTAATGTTTCTGCTGTATTAAATATTAAATCACCTGTAGCTGTAGTTATTTCATTACCACCAGAACTTGTAATAATTCTAAAATCATAATCATCAGAGTTAGGTGCTTTTAAATCTATATAACCACCTGAAGCTCCACCTATTTCTATTCTACCAAAAGCAGAACCTTCTACAGAGATTGCATCATCTACATCTAAAACTCCATCTATATTTACATAACCGCTAAATCTTCCTGTAGTTGCTTCTAATTCACCAATAACTAAATGTGCTTTAGCATATCCTGTTCCACTTGTATTTACTGTTGTAGTAGGTTCAACTTGTAAGTCTTTAAATAATCTATATTTACCTGTTAGAGCTTCTCTAAACAGCCCTGAGTATAGTGTAGTGCCTGAAGGAGTGTATTTACCATAAAACCCTATGTCAACTGCATCTGTAGAGGTGTTATTGTTTGCCAGTACAATTAAAGGGTCTTTTACTGTTAATGTGTCTGTTCCTACTGTTGTAGTGCTTCCTTCAACTACTAAATTTCCGATTATTGTTAGATTGCTACCTATTTTAGCATCTCCAAAAACGTGAAGGTTTAATCCTGATTCAGGTGTTACTCCTATTCCTATTTGTGTTGTTGATATATATAATGGAGTAAGGTTTCCAAGTCCGTCAGTAATCTGTTTTGCTGTTGTTCCTATTGCATCATTGTCTATTGACTTTAATAACGCATCATAAGTATTTTTTATTTTCGTGCTTGTTAATGTAGCCATTATTGCTTTTTAAATAAGTTAATAATTTTTTTACGTTCCCCTCTTTAGGTTTGTAAATCTTCTTTATAATACCCATCCGTTAAATGTTGCATCTTTATCAGGATTTATGTCCTCATTTGTATTACTTGTGTATTCAGGAAATAAGTTTTGATTGTTAGCCATATAATCTATAAATCTTCTTGTATAGTATTCTGCAAACTCTCTTTCTTTATTTACTAAATAATCTACTTCATTCTTAGATACTGTCTCACTATTTTCAGATGAGTGTTTAAATACTCCTCCATTCTTAACCTGGTAAGCTGCAAATGGTAAATAATCTACCATTGCAAAATGAATAAGCATAGGTTGGATATAAGTATTTACTAAACTTAAATAGTCTCCTGTCAATGAATCTGCTATAATATCACTACTGATCTTATTATATAAATCACTTCCAAGATAATTCCTAACGTGAATCTGTTGAGCTATTTTAATAAACTGAATAAATTTATCTACATCGACATTACCATCTATTATGGTATTTCTTTTAATGTCTATTGGTTTTATGAATAATGCTGTTGCCATCTGTTAATTTTTAAATCCCATTTTTTTCCAATATGCTGCTGTATATCCTTTATATGGCATATCTACTGGAGCTACAGGTACTTTTTGTGCATTAGGTTTTAATTTTGCACCTCTTGACCTTGCTTTTGTTGTACTTATTTGATCTCCCATTTTATCACCTTCTTTTTTTGCATATATTTTTCTAAACCATTTATGATGACATCTTGCTCCTCCTTTATAAAGCCATATCGAATAGGTTGTTTTACCTGCACCTGCAAAATCAGGATTAACAGCTTTACTACCCATAGCTACTATATCTTCCTTTCTATAAACCTTTTTAGCTTTCATCATTTGATAACAAAACTCTCTTGATTTATTTTTTCTTGTTTTATAAGCAGGAGTTCTTGTAGTGTAAACATATCTTACTAAAAAAGTAACATCTTTATATTCTTCTTGTTTACTTTTAACATCTTGCTCACTCTTTTTTGTTTTGTTTGCACGACCAGTAGAAACTAATGCAGTCTTTTCATTCAACTCTTTTATTTTATTATCTAACTCATCTTCAAGGTCATAATCTACTTCAAATTCATCTATTAAGTCATAATCATTCAATATATCTTTTTCATTTTCTCCTAATGATATAAACTCTTGTAAATTTTTATTTATTTCTTCTTTAGATAAATATATTTCTTGCTCTGATAACTTCACACCAGTTTCTTCTTCTTTAGTTTCCTCATCCTCTACATTATCTAATTCTGTAAATTCTAAAGGTTGTAAAGTTTTAAAGTATAATTTAAGTGAGATACCATTATAAGCTAAGATTTGATTAAAGGCATCTATTAAAAGATGTTGAAAAGGTCTGATAACAGTATTATCCATTAGCGTAGAGGCTGTTTTAAGCTCATCTGCATTGTTTCCTAGACCTGAGTTATCTTTAATACCTAAAAGCATCGGAGAAACGACCCTATGAGCTACCATTATCTTTTTAGTAGATTCTTCAGACAAAAATTGATACTGATTATGTGCATCACTAAGTTGAACAGGTTCTATACTTGCAGCACTCTCTGCATTATCATTAAAAGCTAATATGAACTTACCTGCATTACTTGACCCACTAAATTTGTTGTATATTCTTTGTTCTATAAGTCTTCTTTCCTCTGCATTAGGAGTACCATTGTTAAAGTTAATTAACATTGAAGGACTCATACCATTAAGTATGTTGTTTAAGTGAAAGTTAGATACTTCTTCTTCAAGCTCTGCATATTGTAAACCACCTTGATAATCTACAGGACTATAATAATAATATCCAGATCTGTATGGTTTTACATAAAGTATTTCTATAGCTTCTTTGCTTGTACCAAATGCAGGTATTCTCAAAGGCTTGTCAGAAGGTCTAATCTTTTCCCAATCTTTCCAATAGTAATATGCTTCAATATCTCCTTTCTCATTACACTTCTCTGCTCTAAGTGTTTCTACAGGCATATGCTCTATCTGAGCAATCTTAGTTCTGTCTTTAGAATAAATTACCTGTATAGCACATTGTCCCATTAATTTTAAGTCGTATGCTAATCTTCTTACACTATCATTATCAAATAATGAAATCATTTGTGCATATTGATCTGGTTTTTTATTGGAATTAGTAGCATCTAATCCTTTACCATATATCATAGAAGATACAGCATTTATTATGGCATTGTTAGTTGGACTTCCATTATATCTGTCTATTAGATATTGAAAGTAGTTGTTGTCCTCCCCATAAGAAATCCAATCTCTATTACTAACTTCTTTTATTTTAGGACTCGTGTAAGTGCTTAAATTTACTATTCTTAAATCGTTCATATTATTATGTAATCGTTATCGTGAGAACCTGCTGTAGTATCAAATGTATATTGACCATCATTGATTGAATAATAGTCATTACTTGATTGATCTACAGTTTGGTCAGTACAAAATACTTTGTCTTTGTATATTATATTAGAAGATGTATCTAATAACTCTATGTCATAAGTTCTACCCTCTTTTAATATTGAATTTCCTGAAGATGTATATTCATTAGAAATACTTAGATAATTACCATCAACAGATGGAGTTACTGTAAAGCTAAATTCTTCATTTAATGAATCGTCTCTTACTTTTAAAGTAGTAGAAGAAGTAACATAACTTCTTGGTATAATCTTTATAGTCTGAGATGATGCACTTGTAGTAAGTTTCTTCATACTTATATATCGAAAAAAAAACTATATTTTGTGTTAAATGCAAAAAAAAAGAGGACATATAGTCCCCTTAATTTTCTAACTTAATAATTTATTATCCATTATTAGGAGTAGCAGGTGAAATCTTAGCTGCATTTACATTATCAGTTACATCAGTTGAATCTGCAAGGAATGCAGGAGCTGATACTTCTTGAGCTGTTAATGTTAAAGAGAATGACGAAGCATCTCCCATAGCTGCACCTGTTGTGAAAGAGCCACCAGATACTTCACATCCGTGTTCTCTACCCATTAAAAAGAAATTACCATTATAATCCTCTATTACGATTTGTGGACGTCCTAAAGCTATAATCTTTAATTCTTCTTGTGTTTTACTATCTAATAATTGTAACGAAATATTTAAAGTTGATTCAAAGAAAGTAGTACCATTTTCTCTTGAGCTGTTTACTGCTGTCTCCATAGATGAACTACCTTTAAGGTCGTATTGAAAAAAGTCAGGAGTTCCTCCTATATCTACTTTTTCTGCATCTGATGAATTGTCAGTAACAGTAAGACCATAATCTGCAAAGTAAACTGTTTTAAGTCCACCGACAGAAGATTTACAAGGTATGTTTCTTCCTGTTGTTAATGTACAAGCCATATTATTATAATTTTTATAAGAAAGGGTAAGTAGGCTTAACCCACCTACCCCTCTATGTTAAACAATTTATTATGCTAATGTCAATAAAGATAGGTCACTTCCTATTCCATATTGTACACCTGCTGAAAATCTCATTACTACTCTTACGTTCTGAGAACCATCTAGGTCAGCCATATCTAATAACTTAACTTCGTTGTGGTCAGATAAAAGACCTGTACCAAAGTAAATGTTAGATTTTTGTCCTGCTACGATGTGATTAGATGGCATACCTGGAGCTAATACAACTTCGATTCCATCGAAAGAAAGTGCATTACCTTGATTGTACCATAAACCACCTCTGTTATCAACACCTGAACCACCAACACCATTAGCAGCATATCCTCCTAATTGTCTGATGTATGATTGCCAAGCGATAGTTGGAACGTAGATTTTTAAATCTTCTTTTCCATATACTGCTGATGGAAGTGAATCTACTACGTTTTCTAATAAACTGATAATGTTAGTTGAACTGAAAGCAGTTTCACCACCATTAGCTGCATCGTTAACATCTCCGTCTGCTGCTGCTAATACTGTGATTCCATCAAACTCTCCTGCGTTACCATTAACACCACCCCAAATGTTTTGCTCATTCTTTTCTGCTACCAATCCTGCAACGTGTCCGATTAAGAAATCAGAAAACTTTGGAGGTAATTGGTCATTTAAAGAACTATATCCCATTGAGATCGCCTCCCAATCTGAGATAAAGTCTTGCTTACAAAGCTCAAGGTTTACTTGAAATTGCTCTGGTTGTAGAATACGTTCTGTCAACGTGACCGTTGCCGTGTCAGAAAAGTCACACGAAGCATCTTTTATTACGTTAGCATCTGTTGCTACTTTTTTGATTACATCTTTAAACTTTACGTTAGGTTTAATTTCGATGTTACCTTTTTCTAATGTAGGAGAACTTAATAGAGCAGCAGAAATATACTTCCCTGAAAACTCACCTGCATATGTACTTGTAATTGAAACTGTAGTTGCCATAATTTAATTTAATTTAATTTTTATTTGAAATTTGCTATTTTATTATATACTATATCCTTTGTTGTTAAGTTTCTCTTTTGAGAGTAAACAACTTTATTTAATTCCTGCTTTGATTCAGGAGAATGCTTGATAGGTTCAGAAGCAGGTTTAGATAATTCTTCTTTTAATACTTCATCTTCTTGACAAGCAAGTTCTGTCATTTTCTGTGACATTAATTCTTCTTCCTTTTGCATTTCTTCTTTCTTACCTTCTTTCATCAATTCTTTGATTTCTTCTACCATAGATTTGATTTCTTGAAGTTCTTGTTTAGTTGCGTATTTGTCTTCTTCATTTAGTTCTTCTTCTTCTACTTGCTCTACTACTTCTTCTTCCACAACTTCTTCTTCTCCACCCTCTTTGATTTCTGAAATAATACCATCTTCTGCTATTACTAAGATTTTACCATCTTCCATTTCGTACTCTCCAATAGGTAAAGCTACTTTGTCATCATCAGTTAAGATAAATACTTCTTTTCCTGATTCGAATGATTCTGCTTCTAAAACAGTACCATTTTCTAATTTAGCTTGAGCAAGTTCTACTATTTCTTCAGTAGATAATTCTACACCCAAGACGCTTTTGATTTGATTTAACATTTCCATAGGTTTCATATTAATATATCGAGTTTATTTAATTATTTTGCATTTTTAAACATTCATTTGAGCTTGTTGAACTATTTTTAAAACTTTATTAATATTGCTTCTGTTTACTTTTATATCGTTATCAATATCGTTTAATACTTTTAATTCTCTGTCAAGTCCTAATTCTTTAACGCTTTGTCTTAATCGTGATGCTTCTTTTTCTACTTCATCTAATTTTTGTTGCTTTTTTCTGATACCATTTTCTATCCTTTGAGCAAATTTGTTTAATTGTGCTAATTCATCAAACGCGTCATATTCTCCACTTCTTCTCAAAGAGCTTAATAAATCTTCTATTTTATTTAACTCAATCTTCTCAGATTTTAGTTCTTGTTTGTTTATCTTATTATAAACTGATTTTAATGTTCTTGGATTCATAGTTTTATAATTATTTATAATTCTTTTGCAATTTTTTGATATTTCTGTTCTAATTTGGAAAATTCTTTGAATGCTTTTTCTGCATTAATATATTCTTTTACTGAACCTGGAGATATACCTAATTCTTTTGCTGATTTTTCAAATTTAGATAAATCTTTTACAATATCGTTTGCTATACTTTCGCCTACATCTGACCATTTATAAATTGCTTTCTGTGTTTCATCTAATTCAGTTTTAAGTCTGTCTGCTCTTTTAACTAAACCATCTCCTTCATTTTGATATTTATTTAATCCACTTGCATATTTTTTTAAATTATCTAAAATTGCGAGTTCAACTTTTTCTGACTTTAATTCTGTTTTATCTTCTTGAGATAATTTGTTAATAATTTTTTTACTTATTGGATTCATTTTTATATATTTTATGAGTTTCTATTTATACTTCCTATTCCTTGTGCGTGTAATGAACCATCACAGCATTTAATACTATAAGTTTCTTTATCCCAACAAAGACAAGCTCTGTTTCCTCCTTGTGGACTTACATTGTGAGTAGTATCTTCCATATTTATTTGATTGGTATACAGTTAGGTACTAATCTTCCATTCTTTCTTTTCATTCCATATTGCTCATATCCTGCTTGACAAGGTTTTTTAAGCTCGTGTTGTTCACAAGGCATAAACCATACTTTACCCTCGTATTCGTGTTCGTGGTAAGAGTTACACCCTATGTCCTTAGATACTTCTATAGCTTTCTCTTTTGTAGAGTATGCAAGTCTATCATCTATTATAGCATAGTCCTCATTTATTTTCATAGAAGCTAATTCTAATTCTTTTAATTTAGACTCACTCCATCTCTTTGCTGCTAGTCCTCCCCACAAGTAGAAACTTATAGTCCCACATTTAGTATTATCACTTGGTTCAAAGTATTCCTCTGCTCTTGACAAATAAGAATACATACGCTTTATAGTTTCTTTGCTTATTGGTTTTCCTTGTGCAAGTTGTGTTGCTCTGATCTTACCAACTTGTGTTGCACATTTGTTGTTTACTTTCTTATTGAGTTCTAAGCCTTTTTTAGCATTATTCTTAACTGCATCAGGATAGTCTGTATAAGACTCCATTACCATCTTCTTTCCAGTTTTAGTTCTTTTGTCTCCTTTTATAATACCCCTAATAGTAGATAACAATTCTTTAGCTTCTTCTTCCTCTATTTGAGCTAAGTCGTTTATAGTAGCATCTTTAGGTCTTTCCATTTTATCTACAAAGTAGCCTTCTATAGAAAATCCTTTAACCTTACCTGTTTTTACATAATCATTCCAAACATCTTCATTGTTTACTTTAACAGTACCCATCCAAGTCCCTACAGGAACTTCCATATCATACTTCCTGGATTTATCGTGAACAGTATCTTCTACTATCCAACTTTCTACTAAAGACAAACCATTTAGAGAATATTGATGCTCTAAAGTTGAATTGTTTTGGTTGCCTTTCATTAAATACATTTGGGATGCTTTTAAAACCGTATCTTTGGAGAAGTATATATAATATTCATCCTCTCCACTCCTTCTGTATATAGGTTTGTTAGGGATTAATAAAGCTCCCATTAAGATTCTTTTTTCTTCGCTAACCTCTGCTAGTTTTATTTCATCACTTTTTAAAGCAACAAAGTCTTCTTCTATTGCAGGATTCTCTACAATACTTATTGCTTCAATTCCATTTAGCTCCTCATTTTCATCTAAAATAAGTTCTACTATTTTCATATTTATATATCGTTTTTAAATTAATATTTTGTATTTTACCCTATAGTTGCACCACTTACAATATTTCTATCTAACTCTTGTGCAGTTGTTACATCATTACTTACTACAAATGCTTTAACAGGTTGTTGTTGTTGTGATGCAATTGCACCTGCTAATTGATTAGCTCCTGAAGTTCCTACTACGTTAAATGCAGGTGGAGCTGAAGAAGGAGAATCTACACTTGGAGTAAATGATGAAGCCATTGATGAAGCCTGTGCTTTTGTTTTACCTACTGCACTTTTAACACTTCTAATAATTGATACACCTTGTGCAATAGCTGCTGCTATAGTAATAATGTTTTGAGGAAATCCTATTTTACTACTTTCAGAAACGTTTTGTGATGCATTAACACCTGCTTCTCCTATTGCCTGTGAACCTTTAAAAGTTATTCTTTTTACATCTAATAAAGTTTCTTGTAATGCTAATGCTTGTTTAGCTATAAGTAATGCTTTACCTATTCCTGACTCTGCATCAGCAAACTGACTAATGGCATCTACTACCATTTGCTTATCTCTAATCTTTTGTTTCTCTAAGTTTCTTTCTTTTTCTGCTTTTACTAATTTCTCTTGAAAAGCCTCATCATCTATTTCAGCTATTTTAGAATTATAATCACTTTCAAGATTAGCTAACATTTCTTTTTTTGTTGCTTCATCTGAAATTTCTCTTTCTATCAAAGCCTTCTTAGCATCATAGTCTTGCTGTAATTCTGTTCGTTCTATTTCTCTTTCTGTTTTACCAATAAGAGCTAATTCATTTTGTAAGTCTTTTTGTTCTCGCAATAGTGAATTTACATTTGTTTGTTGTTCACTTCTGAACCCTGTGATTTGTGCTTCTATTGCAGCTTGTTCATTTAATGCTTCTTGGTATGCTACTTGCAAATCAATATTTTCTTTATTTTTAGCAAGTTCAACTGCAGCTTGATTTACTCTTGCCTGAGCATTTTCTTTCATTGTTTTTTCTTGCTCATCAAGTAATATACCCAAATCGTCATTAGCTTTTATTCTTTCTTCAAAACTCTTACTTTCATCGTCTCTTATTTGTCTTAACTGCTCTGCCTGTCTATCGTACTTTTCAATTAATCCTTGATTAGCTGCTTCTGCACGTCTTGCACTTTTTTCTAATTCTACATTTGACTTTGCAGCTTTTATAGTTGTCTTAACATATTCTGAAACAACTTCATTTGTTTTTTCAAAAGTATTGTCAACTCCTGTAACTACATCTATTAGTTCTTTACCTGCACTCTTTGCAGATTCCATAGCTCCAGAAAAATCTCCTTGAAAAACTTTTACTACTGCACTTGCTAAGAAACCTAAAGCATCTATAGAAGATTTTATTCTTTCTATTACATTATCAAAAATTGCTTGTCCAAAATCTTTTAAAGAACCTATTGGGTCTTCAAATATACCTTTAAAATAATCTATAATAACTCCTGCATTACTATCTATAAAATTAAAGAAGTCATTAAATGCTATAGATAAAGTTTCAAATGTAGTATTGAAGAAATCTGCTACTTTCTGGTTCTGATTTAATATTTCAGTAAACTTAGCAAATGCAGCAACAGCTAAACCAATACCTGCAGCTTTTAATGCTCCTCCTATTTTTCTAATACCCCCTGCAGTTTTGTCAGATGCTTTCTCTACATCCTTTAAACCTTCTTTAGTATCTTTATTACCTGATGCTACTTCTTGATTTAGTTTCTCTATTTCTTTCTTTAAGTCAGCAATCTCTTTGACTGCTGCATCTGTTTTAGCTTCTAAATCTATTATTACTTTTTGAGCCATTTTATTTCTGTTTTTATTTGTTTAAATGTTTCACTAAATGTTTCAGGAAGTTTATACTTACCTTGAGCTATTTTTATATTTTCTGTATCTCCTTTTACTATTTGGAGTAATTCTAAAATGTTTTGTATCATACCTCGTTTAATAATTCAATGTCACTTTCTCCTGTTCCTAGATTAGTATTTATGCTATTAATCTTATAACTTCTATTGTTTACTACAAACCTATCTGCTAATGTGTAATTTCTTAATATCTTTAATGGAAGAAATGCTTTATACTTTGATAATCTTCTTTTAACATCAAATACATCTGTTATGTAAGTAGTGTAATAATCATCAAATAAAGTATCAGTAAATGTACCATCACTTGTATACTCATTTAATTCTGCATTGAAGTTTATGTTTATTGCACTTGTAGAAGAAGATAAAGCAAAACTATTACTTGGAATATAATAATCATTTGTATCAGTCTGTCCTGTATCTTGTCCTGTTAGAAATCTAATCTCATCTTCATTTTGTTGATATATAGGATAAAACAAAATAGGTTCTCCAATATAAGCATCATCATTATCATCTACGCACCACCCTACTTGTATTGTAGTTGTTGTTGTTGAATTACCATCTCTAAGTCTTTCAAACTTCATATGTTCAAAAGGAGCTTCTACTGTATATATACCTCCATCTAAGTTTTCTCCACTATTTGCATTGTATTCTAATGTTCCCCACCCTATGCCAGAATTACTTAGTTGTTCGTGTTGTAATGCTAACTTAGTTCCTAGTCCTTTATATTCAAATTGTATTTCTCTATAAGGTAGAGCTATATCTACTTGACTAGAATCAATATCTACATATTCGCTTATATCATAACTCGTACCTCCACTATAAAAACTATCTAATGTTTGAACTTTGATCTTACCATCATCCTGGACAAAAGCAGTTAAATTAAAGAGTTTAAATACACCTGTTAGAAAGTCTATTACTTTCATTGTAGGTATTTGCTTAGTAGGTAAAAACTCAAACTCAGCAGGAACTTCAAATTGTGTTACTTCAAAAGTATGTGATTCAGCAACTAATAAATCAGAAAACTCCCAATCAACTGCATTCTCTACTTCTTCTTCTCCAAATACAAATTCTTCAGTTACTTTTAATAGAACTTTATATGTTCCATTTGGTAATTGCATATTTAATTGCAAGTCTGAGTTTTCAGCACTACCTGTAGCAAATGTAGAACCATCTCTAGTCACTTCTACTTCATATCTACTTGTCTCTGCAGAATTAGGTCTTATAATCAATGTAGTAGGTAGTTTATTTCCTATAGTATGTCCAGTTACTGTTATTTCTTCTCCAACTGCTACCACATTTGTCATAGTCGAATCTAAGCCAAAGTCTACATATTCTTCATATTGTAAAACTTGATTAGGGTCATTGACATCTCCTTTCTTTCTATGTAGCCACATATATAAACCATAATAAGCATCATTACTTGTATTAAAGAAATCTGTAGTAAATTCTATTTCAGGATATTGCTCCTCTATTGCTTTAATAATTAAATGTAATCTAATAGCATATTTAAGCTCTCCATAATAAACACCGTGATGATGTCCTTGACCAGAACCGTGTGCAAATAAATTACCACCATTAGGGTCAGGATATTCTGCAGTATGATTTGTACTATCATAGAATAGTCTAGTAGTATGTGATATTAAAGGAGTTATCATAGCCTTAGTATATGAAACTGAATCTACTGTTATATCATAACCACTTGTTAGACCTGTATATATGCCTGAGGAACTATAAGGTTTTTTAAAGTTATCTAACCACCCTAATGCTTGTAGTGTATCATCTCCAAGAACATCTTTTAAATCTACTATACTTCCAAAGAATGTAATTCTATAAGCATAAGGTTTATTGTTCTTCATATCTACCCCCTCTAACTTGATCTTACCTTTTTCAAAAGGCAGATAGTTTAATTCAATAGTAGAGTCCTTTTTTACTCTTGCATCAAAGCCATCTACTATATCATAATTATAATAGTGTTCAAATACTTTGTTATTTCCTTTAGATGCAGGTAGTGAGAAGGTCTTAGTAAAGTTTGTAAATACCTTAGCTATGTCTTTTACATTCTGAATAGTTTGAGTTAGAGATACTGACTCATCCTTAAACATATCCATTCTATTTCCCTCAATATATAACTGAATATTCTGCATTATCTAATGTCATTTATTTTATTAAACGCATACTCGAAATCTACTGTGTAATTTATGAGCTTGTCATTTACTGATTTCTTAAATTGTAAACTCTTAGTGTTTAAAGTGATTGGGAGAACCTCTGTGCCATTATCTACCCACACTTGTTCACTTAGCATCATTTGTTTTATAACCTCGTTAAAACTCTCTTGTATAAAGCCTGTATTCATTGTTATTGCTTCTTTACCTGTAACGTGAAACTGTCTTATTTGATGTTTCTCAGTATTGTATGTAGGGTCAGTAGCAAACTCCATTAGGTTTCTTTTATAACTATCTGAATTTGTGTTTATACTATCTACTGACTTTTTATAGAAAGGCATAATCTGTAATGCTCCAAACTTATTATAAAATATAACTTGTAATTCTTGATACTTAGGTTCACATACTGCTTCTAGTGTAATTGTTGTTACTTGTGAAGTACCTACTGAGCTTGTTATAGTAATTGTATCTCCTGTTATTAAAGAGTCAGTAGGAGTTACTCTAATATAGACTATCTTTTGTGTAGAGTTTGTAGAATCGCTTACCTGTATGTCATTTAGTGTGCTTCCCCAACTTACATCATATAAGTTCCAAAAGTTTTCTACTTCTTCCCAAAATACATTAGCTCCTCCACCTGTTGTAAATTCTATTAATGGTGCAACTTCAGCAAATACAGGAAACACTATATCAGTACCTTGTTTAAAATATATCTTATTATTTGATTGCAGATATTGTGGAGTATAGTTAGGAGTTCCTACTATTCTATAATCTTCTCCTGTAGCCATTATATCATTCTTTATAGAAAGTTGTGTGTTACTATCTATAGCTGTTATTGTTGTTTCTGTTGTATCTGTATCATTGTAAACTGTATCTCCTATTGCTACACTTGTTAAGAATGTTTGACCACTATCTATTAGTTTATAAGCTGTAGTCGTACCTGTAGTTGTTGAATCTACTAAAGTGTTTACTGGGTCTATTAAAGTTCTTGGATTTACTCCATCTTCAAAATATCCATAACCATCAAAAGAAAGATAATCTAAGTTTTGTGTTTCACTTCCTGATGTTTTAGTTAATGTGATATCTGCTTCTACCCATACTCCATCTGTAGCAAAACTAGCATACTCTGTGTTTAGATAATCTCTAATAAGCTCTGTGATCTCATATATAACATAATTGTTAGAACCTATAATATCTTTGCTTATAGTGTATTGTGGAGTTCCAGGTTTGTCTGTTGTAAAAGTTCCTGAATATATAAATAGTTGCATTGATGCAGAACTAAGTGTACCTGAAGCAGGTTCTACTTTTATATAATATGGACTTCTTGCATTTATTATTGTACTCATTCTATTGTTATTTCTATATCGTTTATAAATCCTTTAACTAAATCTTTTGGTAAATCTTTATAAGCCTTTTCAAATGGTTTAGTAAAAAATAGACTTGGTTTGATTCCTTTATTGTATATGCTTCTTGCTATTAAGAAGTTTATAGATTTTCTAGGTATGAACTTTCCACTCTTGTCTCTTGGAGCTATACCTTTTCTAACACTCCATTTATCTAATGCAGAACTAGGAGGCATTTTATCTTTATAACTAAAAGGAGTATTATATTTCTTTTTCTTTCCACTAACCCCTTTGTCTTGATACAAGCCATACTCATCCATAAGAAACTGTATGCCTATTCCTCCATTAACTGTCTTATACTTAAAATCTAAACTATTGTAAAGTGCTTTAGTACTATTCTTTTTATTCTTTGTAAGATTACTACGAGATTGTTGTATCACATACTTAGCAAACTTATTCAATATGTTTTTAGTTTCTTTTAGTTGCATATAGTGATATCGTTTTCTATAAGAATATCCATAGTACAAGCCCACCCTGCTAACTGATTCTCAAATCTATCAAAGAAAGGTTCACAGGTAGGGTCTCCTTCTAATTGGTATTTAGTCGTATATAAGTCTCCTTTTCTAAGAACCATAACAAGTTTATTTAAAACTGCTAGTTGAGTGTTTAGTATATCGTGTTGGTTATCATTACCTCTAAATAAATCTGTAGTAGCTTCTTTCTCTACATCTACTATATCCATAGCCATAACAGTTATATTAAATGCTAGTACCTGTTCTTGTGTACTTACACTATTAACCATAATATGACATAGAGGAAATATAGTTTGCTTAGATAAATCTATTTCTGTTATATCTCCAGTAGTTACAATATTGACGTTTGCATCATCTAACAACTGTGTTTTAATTGTTTCTGTTAATTGATAAAAACCTCTTATTCCTTGTTGACTCATTTTATTTTACTTTTTAATTGTTTAGCTTCTGCTTCTGCTTTGTCTTTCATAAATGATAACATCATAAAGCACTCGTGCAACTTTAACTTAGTGATATCTTCAAATCGTCTAATATCTCCCTGAGCGAGTCCGTAAATTGATTGATACCATCCCCATTTAGTTCCGAATTGAGATATTGCACTAAATTCGTTTCCTGTTTGTCCTCCAAATAATTCATCATAGCTTTCGACAAGTCGATTCCTAAATGATAAAAAAAAAGCACAGAACTCAATACTGCATCCATTGGCATATTTTGCATCTTCTCTGGATGGTCTATGTTATACTCCTCTATATTGTATTTTTCTGAATACTTATGTTTGATAGGTCTATATAGAACATTCATAGCTCTATGGATATTTTCCCAATCCCCTAAGTAAGTGTCCAGGTCAATGTATTCTCCTAAACTCATCTGATCTAAGTCTGGTATGAATCCATATTCTACCCCATTCATTTTGAACTTCTTTACTAGCTTAGGTTTCTGATTGAACATATCTCCAAGTATTCCTGTAATAGCATAGACATCTGCTACTTTCATTTTAAGAGCATCTGTTAGCTTTAAACCACAGAAGACTTCTATCATCTTAGAAGCTAAGAACTTTTCATCTACACTCTTTTCTTGGAGCTTTAGGAACTTCTGATATTGGTGCAGCTTGATTTCTTTTAAATCATTAGGCACGTTTATTTCTACTTTCATATATATATATCGAAATTTTAGAAGCATTTTTGACATATACACAAAAAAAAGGGTAACATTTCTGCTACCCCCTTTCCAAACAAAACAACCTTTACTTAATTATTAAATAAAATTTTCTATATCATTAGATATTTCTTGTACTATTATTTCTTCCCAAGATGAAGGAAGTTCATTACCAGATGCAGGTAATAGCCTTTTATTTATAACAATAACATCATTGTCTTCTGTTGTATAAGTCTTAATATAAACTCTTTTAATGTCCACTTCATCTTCTTGTTCATTAAGTTTTTTATACCAATATTTTACATCTAACATAAAGTTCTCACATTCAACTTCTATTATATTTGTTATTCTTTTCATTATAAATCAATCATTAAGATTAAACATATTGTAAATAAAAAAACGTGGATAGCTATTAGCCATTTCCAATTGTTTGGGTCTTGTTTTAGGAATTTCTTATACATAATTATTTCTTTAGTAATGATTTAGTTAATTCTATTATTAATTGTTTTCTTTTTTCTACAGGCATTTCTAAAGCACTTGCAGTTATCTTTTTTACATATATATCTTTCATTGATTCTTTATGATTCTGAAGATTGTATCTGCACAAGTCTTAGCAGATATTTCTTTTTTGTTGTGGAGCTTTAGTAATGTCTTTATTAGTTTTTTATCAGCTTGTTTCATTTTACTTATAATTTCTTGCATCTAAAACTTTTCTTACTATTTTAGAAATTGCATTATTAACATTGTTAGGTTCATTTAATAAATTATAGTAATAATTAAAAAGCTCATCATTACTCCAAGTATTGAATGTTTGTTGATTAGGTAAATTTGTTATATCGTTTTGTTTCATACAGCTAATCTACAACAATTATTTATATTATTAACAATTTTTAATAAATATTTTTAGTTGCGAGAGGAGGATTCGAACCTCCGACCTTTAGGTTATGAGCCTAACGAGCTGACCAACTGCTCTATCTCGCATTTAATTTAATCTAAGTTTTTATCTAATAACTTCTTAGCTTCTACAAATTCAAATAAAAACCTTTTAAGATTATAAAAAAGTATTTCATCTTGATTCCCATTTAAGTCGTTTTGATATTCAATATAATTAGCAAACCAATTATATCTGTATTCTAGTAAGTCATTATCAGTTTCTATTAATAATAATTTTAAGTGAGATAATGCTTCTTTGTCTGACATAATAAAATCTATTAAATCAGCTTTTCCTTGTTCTGTGTAATCTTGGATTAATGTTTCGAAAGTTTCTAGTTTTTTAGTTATGTGCCTTATGGCTTATTATAACACAAACATAGAATCGCAATACGAACAATAAATTCGCTTTATCTACTGAATAGTATATCTACCTCTATTAGGATTCTCTAACTGCATCATTAAACAATATCGAGCTGCATCTATACAGTCAGGATGAGTTCCTGTAGGTTTCTGTATGTTATTACCTTCTTTATCCTTTGCCCATATATATCCTTGTAGTTCTTTGATTAGATTCTTAGACCTGGAGGTTACATAGATTTCATTTTGATTTATTAGGTTAATACCATAGACTACTGAATCTCTCCCTTTAGTTACTCCTGATATTTTATGACCATAAGCTCTGATCTCACTAATACTCTTAGGTTCTGCTGAGTCTGCCCATAGATGAGTAGTTATACTATTGTCTTTTAGAAATCTACTTATGTCTCTATTAAGCATTCCTTTTTGATATAGTATCTCATCATAAATGTAAGCATTGTTCCATTTGTATAATAATATAATCGTACTAGGGTCTATGCTATATCCAAAATCTAATCCTCCACATAATAACCTAGCTTCATAAGGAATACTATCAATGTACTTCCAATCAGGAATACATACTCCCTCTAAGCTACCTATCTCTCCTAGTCCATATACTTTCCACCAATTAGCCCAGTAAGTAGATGTCTTAGCTTTTACTTTAGCTTTCTCTATTTCTTTTACTATTGAAGATGGTAAGCTGTCATTGTCTTTATATGTTAATGTTAGGAAGTCAGTATCTTCTTGTCCTATTAGTTCTTTATCTACCCAGAAGATGTTACTTGGATTGTAATCTAACCACACCGTTCCTGATGTTCTTACTGCAAGTTGTTGATACACCTCAAAGCTAGGAATGTTATTACACTCATTAATAAACAAGTCTGTTCTTCTTGCTCCTCTTAATTTGTCAGGTTGATCTGTGGAGAAAAACTCTATATAAGAACCTGTGCTGAATTGGTACTTTAGAGTTGACTTGTTGAACTTTCTCTCATCATACCTATTGGTTTGTTTAAGTATATTAAGAAAGTCCTTTAAAGCTCCTCTACGCAAGTGTGGGACAGATTCTGCTACTACACTAATTTCTTTGTTATTGTTTTTAATAGCATAGTCAATAAGTATCATTAGAATAGCTACAGTCTTACCTGCAGAAGAACCTCCTCTTACTATTCTTATTCTACTACCTAATTCTCTAAGTTTTATTACTGCTTCTGTTTTTGTAAACATTAATCAATGAATAAAGGTACATCTTCGTTTATAGTTATATCCTTTGTTTCTTTTGGTTTACCTGCAAAGTAATTATAGTAAAGCTGAACAAACTTAAAGTCCTTTTTCTCTAAGCCATCTTTTAGAGCTTCAAATGCTAAAGGTTCTAAGGGAGTAAGTTTCTCTATTAGTTGTACTTCCTCTTGCTTAGGTTTTCTACCTGCTCTACCTTTTGTTGAATGTCCACCATTGTTTTTTCTACCATCCATAGAATTAATATAAATTAATTAATTAATCTTTTGTATATCTATATATCGAAAAATAAATTAAATTTTAGTGACTTTCTTCTTTTTGTAAAACTTTATTATACATATCCTCTGTGTAAAGAGCTAATTCATCTATGTCTTTATTAGTAAGATATTTAATACGATGTCTTATAAGTGTTCTTTTGTTTTCATTTCCCACATCATCAATATCATTGATAACTATGTCTAACCACTTGTCAAGGTTTTTATTGTAGAACTTGTAAGTATCAAAACTCCTTACTAAGTGCAATACATTTGCGTGATGCATATTCTTTCCATTCTCCTTGAAGAAGTTTGCTATTCTTGTTAATCCTACTCCTAGATACTTGTTTAGTATTAAGCAGATCAAAGCTCTTACCTCTACATATTCTCTTTGTCTTGTATTGTCAAATGGATTTAACTCTGCAAGGTTACTTACTTGTCTTGCTATATCTAAAGCTCTCTTTTTCATAATAATAATAATTTAATTTTTAATTCTCTTTGTATCTCCTGGAGCATTTTAATGGCATCTTCATTATCTCCCATATCTATAGCATCTATTATGATGTCTATGTCTTGTATTAATTCTTTCATAAAGTACCTGTCAATACATAATCATCTAATGCAGCTCCATTAATAAAGAAGGTTTCAAAGATGTCTACTGCCTTCTCTACTTTTCTTTTACCTTCTAAGTAAAATTCTTCAGAACAATCCCATACACCTATATCTAAACTTCCTTTGTCCATTACTAAGAATTTGAATTGTTCATATCCCACATTAAAGAGAGAACAATATAAATAACATTGAACATCATATCCATATTTCTTAGCAGCATAAGGAAATCCTTTTATGTCTGTTGTAGTTTTTAAGTCTACTATTCTATCTTTTCCAAGAACATCTGCTTTACCTCTAAAAGGATAACCACATACATTTCCTATTGCAGGAACTTCAAACTCGCAATCTGTTATCAATCTAAGTGCGTGTTCATTTCTAAAGAATGCATCTGCTAGTTTCTCAGCTTTATTCTTTTCTGACATTGTAAATACTCTACCGTGTTCTTCCTTAGCTAACTTAAATGCTTTAGTATTCTTACTTGCTACATCTACAAATATCTGTGCATTAAAAACGTGTGGTTCTAATATAGCTGTATGAAATAACCATCCATCTCTTAGAGGTTGTGTTTCAGGATTACCATACTTAGTGACGTGCTTATAAGTCTTAGGACTTGATAATAATAGTTTAAGTGAAGAACTGCTTAAAGCTAATTTGTTTAGTTCTCCATAATAAAAAGAGTCATCATCCATTTTAGATAATAGCTCTTTATGATTATAATTCTTTCCGTCTAATAGTTGTATCATTTTCTAATAATTTTTCTGATTTTCTTGCTCTCTCTATTGCTCTTAGTTTATCTCCTTCTGCTATCTTTAATTTAAAGTCTAATACTTGTACCTCGTTTTTAAGACCAACTACAAACATATGCATCTCATTAACACATTTAATAAGATTAGATAATTCTGTAGTAGATTCATTATTTTCTTTTTTGGTATCATATGCTTTAATAAGAGCTTGACCTATATAATTAAAGTTAGCTTCATAGACTTGATTTTGGAATAATGTCATTAGTTAAGTATTATGCAACTAATAGTAGCTACGATTAATGCTATGAATCCTACTTTTAGAACATTAAATATCTGTTCTTCTTTTTCAGGACTTCTACCTTGATTTGATCTATATTGTCTTTTTTTCATAATCTTAATGTTCTGATATTAGTTCTAAATTAGTTTTATTTTTTATTCTAAAATATTGAATTTTATTCTCTTTCATCCATTTATCACATTCTTCAATGTTATATATTTTAGTAGAACCAAGACCCATATTAGGTATTCCTAATTTATCATATTTTTTAATTGTAGTAGGTGCTAAATTGTATCTTAAAGAAATTACCCTTCTCGATACATACCATTTATTATTAGATTCACGATGTATTTTATATAGCTGTCTTTTAAATCTACTATATTGTAAATCAAATGAATCAATTTTGTTTTCACAATGTGGGCATATTAATTTGTTTTTTGTATTCATCTTAATTGTTTTTAGGCTTTCTTTTATAATCGTATCTAGGTCGATTACTTTGATGTAACTTAATAGTTTGTCTATTAATTATATTACCTTCTAAATCTAAGATAGTATAGCCTTGTTCAGCTAAAAGTTTTACAGCTCTATTCTGTTCTGCTGCTCTTTCCTGGATTCTAAATGTTTCAAAAATTTCATTACTTATTGGTTCACTCATAATTTTGTTTTTTTAAAGTTATACAGGCTAATATAACTCTTTCTAAGTTATTAACAAAATTTAATTATATGACTCCCTATTTATAATACTTGCTTGTTCTTCTGTTAGAAGATATACAGGTTTGAGTAATCGTTTCTTAGTCCATATAGTAGTGTCAGGACAATACATCTCTACAGGTTCTGGCATTTCTAAATAGTTTAACCAATATAGATAGTTACCTTTAGGGTCTGATACAAAGTAGAGCTTTACTATTTCGGAATCCATACTAATTAACTGTTCATACTTATAAACCTCTAGCATCTTTTCTTTATAGTATTTATTCCTGAACTTCATTTCTATTACACAATCGTGACCCTTAGGAGTTTTACCTATAGCATCATAATGCTCAAAGCCATTACCTGCCCATTTCAAATCCCATCCGTCCATATTAAGTATCTGAACTACTGCTTGTTCGTATAGATGTATCTTACTGAGTCCCATTAGCGTAAATGTCATTTAATTGTTTTATCCACGCTATATATGTCTTAGGAGTACAGGAGCAGGGTAAATAATAGCTATGCTTATAATAGACGGAATGTAGTCGAGCAATTAACTCCTGTTCTTTTCTATCAATGCTTTTACCATTAGCAGATTTAAACTCTGTCCATTTATCGTAATCTTCCTGACTAAACTTTTGTAATCCCATTTCTATCTATTTTAAATTTATTTAAAGCATCTTTTCTTTCATCACAGTTGCACTTAGTTCCTCTTATACTATGGTAAGTATCTACTAAGTATTTTATTCCTGTGTATGTCGTTATAAGTTCTACTAAGTTTCCTAGTTTCATAATATTTTATATTTATACAATAATTCTTTTTTTATTAAATATGCTTTTTTACTATGAATATCTCCTTTACCTGTAAATGTAGCATATCTTAATTGATTATCTTCAATACATTTTTTAATGTCATTTACTAAAAACCAATTATAATGATAACCATCATATATAACCCAGTATTTAGCTTTTGTAGTTGATAGAGCAGATGGTTTATTATTAAATTGTATTTCTATAACTATATTTCCTGTGTGCATACTTTTTTTATCAGATTTAACTTCTACACCTAATTTTAATTCAGGAATATATATATCCCAATCTTTACAATAACCATCTTCAATATATGCTTGAGGATATTTTTCTTTTACAGAATCTAAAACCACCTGCTCATATTTCTTACCTATCTTTAAATCTCTATCAAAAGTTTGTTTCATAAATTTTCTTTTAGTTTCTGTTTAACTTTCTTATAAGTATTGTATAAGCTGTAATAACTTATTTTACTTTTTCTTGATAGTTCACTTATGTTAGTACCATCTTCTATAATTTCAAATACTTTTTTATCGTACCAGTACATATCTTTTAAAATATCCTGGAGCTTGTTATAAACCTCATCATAATTGTTGTGATCTATTTCTGTAACAGGTTCTATGTTTTCTAAGCTGATTAGTTTTACTTTACTTTTCTTTCTAATCAAATCTACATACAACCCTCTAAGTATTTTAAAAACATAGTAATAGTTTATCTCATCTTTATATAGATAGTCTATTCCTTTTTGTGTATTCTTTATTAGCAGAATATACATAGTTTGTACCAAATCTTCACACTCCTCTTTATTTAAACCACCAAAGGTTTGTACTATCTCTACCCATTGGTTATGTTTTTCATATGCTAATTCTACAGGTGTTTTCAAAATGGTAAGTTTATTTGTTCTGTTAAAGTTGGTGTTATAATATTATTACCATTTATTTGGAAACCTACATTGTTAAGTATTGATTTAAGTTTGATAGGTTCTGTCAATGGAGTAGGTCTTCCTCCTGTATCAATGTCTTTTACTTTTCTAACGTGTATATGGTTATACATCCAATCTGTAGGGTGTTGAGTATATCTATGAATTACTAGAAACTCATCACTTCTATTAACAAACTTACCTCCACCTTCTACATCACTTGCCATAGGAGGAATAGGATGTCCTGCATACTCATCAGAATTAGAATGTTTCTTTCTTAATGATTCTGTAGCTGCGTGAGTATTTAACCATACTGATACATTATGAGTCTTGCAGAATAATCTTATTTCAGATGTTGCTTCATAGTCATAATCGTGAGAGTTAATACCTTTTAGCATCTCTCTATCTTTCATTAAAGAGTTGTAAGGGTCTATAAGAAATCCGTGATAGTTCCAAGCCTTTTTAATACTTGTAGCTAATTCTAATAAGGTCTTATAAGTATGAAGCTCATTAGAATCTATTATTTTAAACTGATTAAACACAAAGCTCTTGTGCTTCTCAAATTCTTCTTCAGGTATTTTGTTTATAGGTTTTGCTGCCAGGAATTCTATTAGTTTTCTAATAATACTATGTGCTTCATTCTCACTAGAAAATACAAGCCATCTAATATTATGCTTTATAGAATATAATAACATCATATATAAGATCACAGTAGTCTTACCTACATTAGCGTGACCTAAGCATACTAAAAAGTTACCTTGTTTAAATCTAAAGTATTCGTCTATTTCTGGAAATCCTAATGCTAAACCTTCTATTATCTTCCCTGACCTGATTTGTTGTAGTTTATCAATCTGTTGGTCAAAGTTTATTAGCATCTTAGTTTTTGTTTTTGTTATTGTCTTTTTCTATTTCTTTTTGCAAGTTAGAGAGTGCGCGCCACGCAACCTTTGCGCTATGCCTCATTCCATCACTATCAATCTTACCTGCTTCAATAAGATGTCTACATAGAGCATCTAATTCATCTCCTGATTTACTTCTATCCCAATGCAAAGGCAAATTAGGATTGTGTTGTTTATTACCAATATAAGAAACTTTTGCCACTTCTAAAATAGCATCAGGAAAATAATTTAAAACCCCCGAATAAACAGGGGTCTTTTTTCTTTCTTCTGCATTCATTTAGAAAGGATTACCACCCTCATAAACTTTCTCATTTCTATCAGGACTTTGTTGTGAAGCACTTACTTGTTCTACATCATCTTCTAACTTCCATCCTTCAATAGTATTAAATACTTTCACCTCATTTGTCTTTGGATTCTGCCATTCTCTACCTCTTAGGTTAATAGCTGTTCTAACAAAAGAACCTTCTGTAAAGCTATTTAATAGATTGACTTTATCTTGTGTAAACTCTACCTGTAACGTTTGAGGATACTTGCCACTAGTTACAAGCCACATACTTCTAGTTCTAAAGTTATTAGCTCCTCTAGTTTGTGTACTGTTGATTTTTTTAATTCTACCTGTAATTTCCATAATTATTATTTTAATATTTGATTAAATGTATTTGTAAATTCTTCTATCTCTTGAATGTTTATCTTGCCAGAAGAAGCAAGTTCTATAGCTCCTTTAAATGCTACTTGTCTTAATATACTATTGTGAGTGTCTAAAGGTTTAGATACAGACTGTGTACTAGTATCTTTTTTATAATTATTGTACATACCTACTTTTTTTGGTTTATAAAACTTATATCCTGAAGATTTTGGTAAGGGTAAATATTCATAAGAAATTTCATCTCCTACTTCTAAATTTAATTTTGGAGTATATAAAAATCCTTCGTGTTTAGAAGTTTTCATTTTATAAGTTAAAATACCATCACCAAAAGGTGGTTTATCAATTTTACTTATCTCTTTTACTTGTGCTGTATAATTCATAATTCTTATTTAATATATTCGTCTACTATGTCTACTTCTAACTGTGCATTTCTAAATTCTTGTTTATCAATCTCTTGATTTAATTGATTAATTTCACTATCTCTTTCTTCTATTTGTTTTTGTAAGATAGCATTTTTTTCAATCTCTTGATTTAATTTTTCTCTTAATTGATCAGCTTCTGTAAATATCCAATTTACTGAATTTCTGATTCTTTCTAAATCTGCTTTATAAGTCATATATAATTGTTTTTAATATATTGCTTCATTGCAATACTTTAGCAAGTTAATTAAAAAATGTTAATAAAACAAGTGCATAAAAAAAAAGGAGGAAAATTAATCCCTCCCTTCAAAACAAAACTATAAGACCTGCGAGAAACAGATTATGCTCACAAAGATAATTCTTTTTTCCTTTTATCCACTAAGTCTTTGTATTTATTTATCATATCCTCTAAGTCTATATTAGAGAACTTTTTGATCTGTTTAGATTGTATAAGAAGTTGTTCTGGTAAGTCTTTACCATATTCTTTTTGGAGTTCTAAGCCATACTTGTATTGTTCACCATATCTCATCACATTACAGGAATAGCATTGTACCTGGCAGTTAAGCTCCTCCCATCTTGTAGAATATGATTTTCTAGACATAAAATGTCCATTTTGCATTCCTGCACCTTTCCAATATGCTTTTTTGCCACAAGTATAACACGATACTATGCCTTTCTTATTAGCTTTTCTAAGTCTTATATATTCAGAGAATATTGCATCTAATTTCTTTACAAGACTTTTGCGTGATACCTTTCTCATACACACTAAGATATAAATTATAATTAAAAGAAAGAAAAAGAAAAAGAGTAAAAAGAAAAAGAAAGAAAAAACCTAGTAAAAAAGAAAGAAAGTAATACCTGTTCCAAGCACCGTCCAACTTTATTAGGTTGTGCAAGTTTAGCTATGAGCAAGAACAAATATATAAAAAAATATTTATCTGCCTTGACCCTTATATTTCTTTTTGAATTTCACTTGACCTTTACTAGCGTTCTTAGAATGAACACCAGGTCTTTTTGTGCGTTTAGAAGCACGATAATTACTTGTAGTTAGCTTTGCCATTACTTTTTGAATTTCTCTGCACTACGACCTCCAAAATAAGCTCCTATGACTGTTATAAGAACTAACTGTAATAAATCTATCCAGTTTGCTTTTACTTCAAATGATATAACTCCTGCATCAATAAATACCATAAGAACTGTAGACACTACTAAAAATATAAGAACTAAAGGTCTAACATTCTTACTAAGCCAACTATCAGAAGCCATATCTACTTTCCATCTCTCAGTAACATTCTTTTGTATGTCAGCTTCTGCATCAATCCAGATCTGCTCCATTTCTTTTTCAAATTGAGCCTTCTCTACTTTACTAAAAGTATGTTTGTCTATAATGCCTGAAATCTTTTCTGCTATGTTTCCACCTGCAGCTCCAAATAATTTACTTAGTATTTTGCTCATTTGTTATATCTATGTATTTAGTTTTACCATTTTCTCTTATAGCTCTTAAACATCTTTTTCTATTAGAATCTTCATCTACATAGCTGACGTGAACCCAATCGGGATTATGATCTGTACCAAACTCCCAAATAATTTGGTCAAAGTCGAGATTATCTTTAATATAATAATACATAAAAGCATTACTAACATTACCATAAACATCATCAATATCAATAGCTCTGCCTTGACAATGTTGACTTTTACTGCTGCCTCCAATAGCTTTATTAAGTTCTTCACATCTATAGAATGAGTTTATTTTTATAGGAGCATCAACTGCTTCTCTTAATGGTTCAAATACTTTCTTAGCTACCATTTCCATATTCTGAAGCTCATACTCTCCAGGAATATTATCTATACCTAAACGTAAAGCTGTAGCACTTCTAGTAGCTTCTTTGTAGCTTATATGTTTACTTATCTTATTCATTAGTTAGTACTTGCCCTTCTAGGTCTATTAATTCTATTTATAGTATTCTGTATTTCTAATCTAGTAGCTTTAATTTGCAAAGATATATCTGCTACATATTGCATTCTAACCCTACCTGATTTATCCATAATAACAATTACAGGTACAGCCATAATTTTATTTTGAATATCTTTAGGTTGGTCTTTTAAGTAACTAAACTTTACAGTAGCACCTGTAATATCACTTAAATCGTAATTATTCTTTTTATTCCATTCTGCATTTATTTGCAGAACTGTTACGTCTTGACTATATACAAAGCCCGCAACCAATACACATATCACACATAATATTAATTTTTTCATTTACTAATTATTTCAAATAACTTATCGTCTATTTTCTTTAACGCATCTGAGTTCTCTTCTACTTTTTTACCAGTATTCATAATAGTTTCTCTTACGAGCTTGTCT